CCGAACACGGACCCGACCACGCCGGTCAAGATTTCTATACTGCCTAGTTGCCACGCCATGAACGAGATCGTTATGGCGATAAGCGTTCCACATGAAATCGAAAGGAAAACCTGGGGTCTGATTTTTGATAAAAGTTCATTCATCATCTGACCTTTATGGGTCTATCCTGGATTGTCGAATTTATGATCCGGGCGGAAACGCTCGGGTTAATGACGCAACTGGCTGAGTCCACTCCGGTCCCGTCCCCGATCCGGTTGCTGTTATTAATGGTAGCGGTGCCGACCTTCATGCGGTCGAAGAAGGCCGCACCGTTCCATGCGTCCATGTTCGATATAATGAGGTTGTCGACGTAGGCCCCGTTATTTCCTGTGATATGGATTTGAATCCTATCGGTAATGGTGGAGCCCACCTCATAGACTGAACTTAGGCGCTCTGATGATAACTCCAAATCAGGGATCGTATTTGAAAGGGTCGCCGACATGGTGTGCCCGTCGCACAACATCCCGACGTTGAGCGTCCCGACTTCGGAGTTTTGCCAGGCAAATGTAGGGAAGCTGGAATTTTCAATGGTCAGATTGCCTACCCACAGATAAGCCGCTGCACCCGTCACGGCAGTCGTGTAAGGGGAGATGTCCAACGACCTGGTGATGCCAGTACGGCCAATGTCTGAGTCTGTAATTCGGAGCGTCGATATTCTTATCCCGTCACCGAGGCGGATGCTCAGGGTTTGCGACTCCGTCCCGTCCGGGTAGTCCGCGTTCTTCTGGCCCATCGTCTGGAGTCCATCGGCGGTCACCTGGTATTCGGCAGGCTCCGGCCAGTTATAGGTGGAGGACGCCACGTCTTTAACGGCGAAATAAAGGCCAACGCCTACGGCTGCCGCGCTGATCGCGATCGCCATTACCACGACTGTCGTCACATGCCGGCTGGCGAATCCCACCCGAAACGATCTGAACGCCGGCATCCTGAAAGACGGGATTCGCCGGTCCCCAACCATTCGGCAGATTTTCTCAAATAGCGTCATTTCCCATTCCCATCGGTTCTAAATAAACTGGAAAGTATGGCTGTGACCGGGATGGTTAGAATACTTAGCGCCAATAATAAAGGCTCGATATTTTCCAAAACTCCTTGACTCGTAGTCGCTGAAATTATGATCCGGCTCCCCAGGAATAACCAGGTGAATACTACGGGCGCGGCGATTATCAGTCTCACAATATCGCCGGAGGTCATCTGGATCTTTTCGGACTTGTCCTCGCTGGCCTTTAATCGTTCCCACTCCTCCCGCGCTAAGCGCAATTCTTCCTGGATGTCGTCCATTATGGATTGAGGCTGATATCATCTTGCAGGGTGCCTCTCCTGTAAACCATACAGAAATCCAGGTTGGAGAATGTCCCGGTGCTACTGACCCGGAGGTATCGCAATATCGCCCCACTGAGCGTCAACCTCTGAGCGGTCGGAGCCGCGGCAGCGGAGACCGCCACGAAACCTAGAAGGTTTGCGAACGTCACGTTATCAGCTGATTGCTGGATGTTCACGGTCGCTGTTCCCGAATCAACATTAGTGACTGACAGGATGCCTACCAGTCCATATCCCGTTGTGGCTCCGTCGTCCCGGCTGGTCGAAGTGTCCGCCGAGGCATGAGTTTCCTTGCCGGTCGTGAGAGTGTTCCCCCATTCCAAAGGAACTCCAGAAGCTGCCTGAGTATCAATGGTGAAGGACAAAGCCCCATCGGCCCCACGGCTCCCGTCATAATTCAATTGCTTGGCGACCAGGCAGGCGGCAACATCACCGCGAGTTGACCCGAAAGCCCACGTAATGATCCGGTCAGTCGTTGGCAACCCCTTTAAAGCTGCGTGTTCTTGCTCGGTTGCGTCATTGAACCAGCTTGATACCCCGAGGTTGCCGTCCGATAATCCCACCACTCGCTCATGGGCCGAGGCATTGAGGGCGGTAGTATCGAGCAATTCGCGGGGAGACCCGGCGTTATTGATGGCCGCAACGTCCCCGCTGAGATCGTAACCGTGGACGAATATCTGTTGGCCCAGTCCTGATTTCTTTGCCATTTCCTCTCCCTATGGAGTGATGGTCATTTCTTCGTAGATCTGGATGATGAACGGGATGGTCGCCGTCCTATATAAAGCCCCGCCCATGTCGAGCGTGGCGACCGTAGCCGACCCGACCGTGGAGTCGGTGCAGTTCCCTGCAAGATTTGCATCCGACCGAAGCTTGGTGTCTACCTCCACCATCGAATCCCACAACTCCAGCTCGATACTCTCCCGGACATCAGCCGACGCCTGGAGCCGGAAATAAGCCCGGACCATGATGGTCGTGGTCGAGCCGATATCCCCCAAGGTCTGCCAACCATTGGTCCGGCTCTGAATCCAATATGCCAATACCGGAGTCCCGGAGAGCGCCAACGGTTCAGCCCTAATAACCGCTGTGAACGGTGGGTCGGTGATTGTGGACAATAAGACATCTATTCTATCCAAGGCTCCTGACCGGCTCATTGGAACGCCTCCACCAGGGCGTCTCCGATATACTGCTGATATAGTCCGGGCGCAGATTGCAAACGCGCTCGGGTTTTGGCGAACATCCCGTAACGCTTCTCGACCTTTATCGCATATTGGATATCCGCCCCGTACCGCGCTTCGCCGGCATCGACGACTGCCACATTATCTTGTACCAAACTTGCGCCGACGTGGTTTCTGAGGTTGCCGGTGATGCGGCCATGCCCCGGATAAAGCTGGTCTTTAACGCGGTTGCTCCCCTCGATGGTCGCTAGGTCAAGAAGTCCACGGTTGATGATCCCTTGCATGACCTTCGGGACATCCGCTCCAAGGACCGGACCCTCCACTTCGAACTTGACGCTGAAAGCCTCGGCCATTAGAAGATCACCCCGTTGCTCGTCCCGGTCACCCGGAAGTCTGCCAGGGTCATCAGCACCGACCGGACCTCACTCTCGGCCACCGTCATCGACATCTCCCCGGCGCCGATACTCCCTACCGATCCCAGATCTCGGTTGCGGAAGGTCAACTTTGCGATGTCCAAACACGCCTGAACGACCAGCTCCGGGTAGTCGAACCGGGTCAGAGCCGCCCCTCCGGAATGCGTGGCCGCTGTGCTTCCATTGACGCCTCTCTGGACCGTCAACGTATTGCCACTGATGGTGGTTATATAAAGCTGCTCGGAGTCGATCAGGACGGTCTGGGCCGGTCCCAGGTCGGTCGCGCTGGTGACGCTGATGGAGGTAGTGGTCGTGGAGCCTATCGCGTCCGCCGTGGTAACGGATAACGTGTCCGCGGTATATCCCCAACTCCCCAGGATGCTCAAGGTCTGTTGGCCGGCGTCCAGGGTGTTGGAGGTGTCCTCGTTCAACTTGAAGATGGTCTTTGGGCTGACGTTGTAAGGCATCAGAAAGAAGTCGTTGGCGTACCCTTCGGTCAGGACGGTACTCGCCCCCCGGTCGGTGTCGTCGTAAGCTGTCACCGTGGTCGTGGAGACCAGCCAGCCGTCCAGCGGGATGACGTTTGCTAAGGCGACCGTGGTGGCGATGGCGTCCGTCCCAGCTAAGACAGCATATTGAGGAGACTGGATCAACGACCCGGACCCGATGTCGTAAAGTCGAGTCTCGGTTAGCGGCCCAAACGTCCCACCCTCACAGTAAAGATCGATCCGCCGGGACGCAGCCTCAAGGATGCGCCGGATGCTCCCGGCGTCACTCGTCCACCCGGAGGAGAACGAAGTCCCCGCCAGGTAGTCCCGGAGGTCGTCAGCCGTGGCATATGTGTGCCTAGTCGCCACTATTCAGCGGCCTCGGACCCCCAGATCGGAAGCTCGGACTTGTCCTCGCCGGTGTCGGCCATCTTGTTCTCCGCGGTCCCGGACTGTTTCTCAAAGTAGTCAGGATTGGCTTTGAGGGTCGCGGCTGGCACATCGTATTCCACGCCAGACTCGTAGGCCATCCCGTCCCCAGAAGAAAAACTTTGGATACAAGTTGCTTTTGCCATATGTCCTCCTTGGTTGAGGAGCGGGACCGTAGCCCCGCCCCTGATTAGGTGTCCGCTGTTTAGGCGGCGCCCT